GTCAACCATATCTTTAGCTGCCATTACTAGTTCTGCTGAGTCTTCAGCGCCTTCTGACATTGTAATTGCTTCGTCAATTGATGCAATAATATCATCTGGACGTTCAACAATTTCTGCGTTTATTACGTCTAAGAACATTTTGTCCTTTGTGTACTGTTCACTTCTAACGGAGTCAAATGCTTCTGTTGTCTCAACGTTAAAAACTTTAGTACGTAGTTTGTTACGAGCATCTTGTAGTTGCTCAGTTGTAAACTTATCTAAATCTATGCGAGCGCCAAAGCGTTTTGCTAGGCTCTCGTTCAGCGACTTCGCTGTTACTGGTTTTGTAAATTCTCTAATGTTCATTGTCTCTTCCCAAATGAATGTGCTATATGTTATTTATCACAGACCAAAAATAAATTTGTCTAATTTGTCTTTTGCACCTTGCGATTCTGCTATTGCGATGTCGTATCGTATACTTCTTGACGAAATTACGAAGTCATCGTTACTTTTTTTGATGATATTCTTATAAAATCTAGCATCATTTACATGTTTTTGTATTGTGCTGTCTAATTTAAGCATTTCATCTAGTTTATTGTATCCTGTTGCAAGACTTTTTGCTATTGCTATTGCACTTGCTTTACAGAATGTTCTAGCAATTTGTTTGTTCTCTTTACAACAATATACTAGATATCCACTATGTTTGCTTTCACGTATAATGTATTGCTTGATCCGTATACTGTTACCCTTTTTCACAGGCAAAGGCACGGCTTCAAGTCCGTTATGAATAATTTCTTCTAAGTCGTGTATTAGTTGTTTGCTATTCATTTCTCACCACAAAAGTATATCCGTCATGTTGTACTTTACTTATGAGACTCTTGTGATGTAATGATTTAAGAATGACTTGTTCCCTATCGGTAAAGCTAGACAAGGGAACAGGCTTTTCAAGGGTTTCAAATAACCCTTTTTCTTCATTGGACATCCAAATTTCAAAAGTTTGTACTAGCTCATTTATTTTCATATTATTTCATCGCAACCTTGTCGCCTTGTTTGATCGTTGTCTTAGGATCTTTAGGGCCACCTGGTTGTTGTGTTTTGTTTAATTTAACTTTGCCACTTGCATCTTTGCTTAGAGCATTAGGATTCTTTTTCAAATCAACTGTAGTTTTTGTGCCGTCGCCGTGATCAATTTCTGCTGACTGTCCTGGCTTTACTGATGTAACTTTTGATATACCTGGTGCTATTTCATTCATTTTCATTTGATTTTCTTCCTTGATCGTTTTGCTTTAGGCTTAATAGTTCTGCGTCCTGTGTTTAGTCTTGACAATTTGCGTGACGCTGCGTTTGTACGCTTAGTTCTGTTTATCTTTATGTTAGTCGTCTTGCCCTTTCGACGTCTAGTTGCTTTCATTGTTTGCGCTTTTTTGGCATTCATTGGTGCTGTACACGTAGCAGCCTTAGCAACAATTCTTCCTTTACGTGCACCTGATGTACAACGAAACTTCTTTACAACCTTGTTGCCGCTTTTGCCAAATATCTGTGTAACGCCTTCGTCGACAGTTTCACAGTTACATGGTTCTGCATAGCAGCCACCACAAACCCATTCTGTAATAAGTTGGCGCAATTTCATATCTAGCGCCGCCTTGCTTTATTAAGAGCTTGTACTCTACGTGATGCTGGATTGATACGTTTAGTCTTCTTAGCCTTACGTGCCATGCGTTTGCCTAAACGTGCTTTAGTCCTTTTGAAAGCAATCTTTTTCTTTATATCAGGTGCTGCAAAACATTGTGCCATCTTTGCAACAATTCTATTCTTACGTGGCCCTGCACTACAACGATACTTGCGTACAACCTTCATGCCTGATCTAGCCCAAGTTTGCGCTTCTTCTAATTCTTCGGGGGTATGTAGCTCACGTAATAACATATAGTTATTTATCGTTGAGTTAGCCAGGCACGTTCATTAAGATAACAACAATAGTAGATAGTAGTCCTGCTACTATAGTTCCGGCTGCACCAATGATTACTTTAGTCATTGACTGTTGACCTTCTGTAATACTTTCATGAACGACTGACAGTTTTTCTTCAACTCTAGATAAACGTAATTCCATCTTCTCATAGCGTTCTTGGCACAAATCTACATGTGCTTCTAGGTTTTCTTTTTCTAAGTTAGTGGCACCAGCCATTATTATCTCCGTTCATTACGTGTAAAGGTAAGCCTTGATGATGTAAATAATGCCTGGTAGTTTTTATGCTACAGTATTATTTATCACTTTCTTAAATATAATATTCGTTGATTGCTTGTTTTTGGAGATAAATGCTCTATTATCTTTGTCCTTAATAGTTTCATCTAGATCTCCAATTACTGGCACAATATGGAAATCATCTATCAACATAGACTCATCTAGGCCATCTGCATAATCAATCTCAAAATAGAATGTCCAAACTTTGTGTTTACCTTTATACTTCTTACCAAACCCTAATTTATCAACACTGACTGTTTGTATAGCAGGTGCTTGTTCAAATATAGGATTTACTCTAAGACCTAGTGTCTGAATCATAGTTAGAAAGTTTTGCTGTTGCATTATTTCATAACGGTCTTCGCCTCTACGAGCATTTGTCTGTGTTACATCGATAAGGGTTTGAACTTTAAATCTCATACTATTACTTATAGCCACAAAAAAAGGCCCACTTAAAAAGTGAGCCCTTTGTGTGACGCCTGCCATTACGGCCGTATCACGTTCCTAAAGGTAGCTAGGAATTCTTATGCTAAGTCGCCTGCTGTTAGTGTGATCTCTGCTACAGTTGATGTTACACCTGTTGCTGTGTCTACTAATGCTTTAACTGCTGCTGCTACGTCTGTGTCAGTGTTAGCTGAAACATATGCGTTTGCTGTTGCTGAGTCAACCATTACACATACAATGTTGTTAGCTCTTTCGCCAACGTGTACAATGCTCATTTGTGTTTGAATTGCACTAATTGCTTTTGAAAGGTTACCTTGTGTGAACGCTGCAATGCCGTCTGCTGATGCTGTATCTGCTGTTGCTACGTTTGTTCCTGTAATCTTAAGGATGATTGGATCGTAACCGTAAAAACTACCTGCTACTGTTAAACCGTTTACTTTTGCTGCTGTTGCCATTTTATTCTCCTAATGTTTTCTCTAATGGCAAGTTCATTCTCTATGAACTTGTTATATATTATTTATCATCTGCGGCAAATATAATGTTCTATTTGCGCTGTTTTGCTCTCTTATGCAGTGTTCTTAGATTTTGTACATATGCAGGCCCTGCATTTACTATATCGTCAATCATCTTAATAGCTGGCAAATAGCCTTGTACCATATTACTACTAGCTGCTTGTCCGTTCTTTGCACTGTCTAAGAATCTTCTAGTTGCTGCAAGATTCTTGTTACCAACTAGATATCTATACAAACCTATTTCAGTTGGACTTATGCTTATATCAGGAACACTTACTGTTGGCTCTGGATCTTTAACATTAGACTTTTCTAAGTTCTTAAATGCTGCAAACTTTTCAAAGTCTTCAATAAAGTCTGAGCTACGTAGTTTTGCTCTAATTGCATATATCAAACGTGTTGCAACACGTTTGCGCTCTTGCAAGTTAAGTGACGGCCAATATGCAATGTTTCTTCTAATAAACTTATAATCAGCATTTGTTATGTTAAGACCTGCTTCTAGTTTAGTAAACAAACCTGCTGAGTTCTTTGCAACACCGTTCTTAAGATCGTTGATGTACCTGTTGAGATCTTGTACAGGAACTCGTGTTACTTTCTTTAGCTTCTTAGCAGCACCAGGATCTTTAAGTTTGTCCTGTGCCTTTTCATCACCTACAACAAAATAGATAAAGTTGTATAGGTCTGAGCCCATTGCTCTGTAATACTTGTATAGTTCAAATCCTGCTGTCTTTCGAGCATACCTTTGTACGTATCCTTCAAAGTCTGGATACTGACGCATTAGGTCCATTGCAAGTAAAGTAAGATACATACGTTCGCAACAATCTGTATAAGTGAGCTTCTTAGCACCACTCATATCTCTAGTCATTCTTGCTTCTTGTAGTCCTTTAATAAAGTCCAAGTTTATTTTCCTTTAGCAAATGCTCTTGCTTTACGATCTGTGTCTGCATCACTAGGTGCTGCAAATTCATCGCCGTCTTTATCTTGCTTTGGGTCATACTTTGGTTGTGCCATTGGCTTTTGTTTTTGTGTGAAAGCAATTAACTGTTTGATTGTTCCTTCAGATTCACCTGACTTGTTAGCAAGGTCTTTCATGTTCTTTGGACCAAATGCTGCACCCCAGTCTGTCATGTGTTCGCCTACTCTAGAGAACTTCATAGCTATTGTATCGTCTTTTGCTTTAGCAGCAATGTCCATCATTTGGCGCCCTATTGCTACAACTTTTCTTTGTTGGTCAGTAAGGTCGAAATTATCCATTTCGCTCCTTGCTTCTATTACTGTTACTTCATTAATTTTCATTATGATATCCTTTGTGTAAGTTCTCTAATTCTGTTTAGTTGTCTATCTGCTAGACTTTCTGTAGGCACACTCTTGCCTGCTTTTTCCATTGCCTCTTTCCATGGAGCAATTAATTCGTTATAGTTAGGATCGCCTTTTAGTTTTGCAAGCATACTTTCAACTGTATGAGTGTCTGGTTCTTTAGCACCCTTGCCTAATAGTATCTCAGCAATCTCGTCCCAGTTGTTGGCAACTACTGCATCGCCATTGTTAGGATCAACTATACCTTTGGTTGGACTAAACTTATATCCTCTACCTCTAGCAAGACTAGAAAGTAGTACAGCTCTATCAGCACCAGTAAAGTTTTCACTGCCACCACGCTTGGCTCCACGTTGTAAATCTGGATTGTCTGTTAGCATAAAATCTGTTTGAACAAAACCGTTTTTAGGATCACCCTTTATAGGTGTGCGGAAGTGTACCTGCAACCCAGCATCTTTTACCCAACCTGCTTCAAATGTTCTGCCCTTGTTCATAATCTCTAAATCAGGGATGCCTTGCTTTTGACACCACGCACTAAGTTTTGCAATTATTTCTTCCTTAGGTAACTCTCTAGTATCAGTATTAAGATCTAGGTCACCAGATGAGTTCTTTTCGAATGTTCCGTCTGGATGTGTTTTTGTACCAGTAGTTCCTAAAAATTCCTTTGGAGTAAACTTAAATCCAAATGTAGAATTAAGCCAATCAATAGTAGGCTTTACATCAACTGTTGCGATTCTTGATGCAATAAGTTTCTTGTCAGGTTCAGTTTTAAATACGTTGCCGCCTTCTTTAAGAATCATTTTTCTTACTCTCTATTACTTTATTCATGCTACGTCTAAATTTGCGAGCATCGCCTGATTTAATACTATTGATAAAACGTCTTTCCAATTCGCCAGCAGTATCTTGATCATATACTGTGTGTATACGACTAAGAAGATTGATAGCACTTTCAATAATATTATTAGCTGTGCTATCAATATGATAATCATTATCCTTACGAGTTGGATGTAAGTTACTTAATTCTTGTAATATGCTTCTAGTATGCTTTTTCATTGGACTTCCTTACATGTATTTAGTGTTCTATACATATAAATATTATGTATTAGGAACGAGAGGGCGTATATGACAATTTCAAACATGAATTTTAAAGAAAGATCCTTGCTTTTTGCAAATTTATCTAGTATAGCATATTGTAACATTAAGGATGCAAAGAGTCAAGCAAAGAAATTAGGGTTTACAACAACAGAGTTTTATGAGAAAGATGGGGCGCAGGCTTACCGCTTTATGAACAAGACAGATTTAGTAATTGCATGTCGTGGAACACAACCGACAGAGTTTAACGACATTAGTGCAGACCTAAAGGCTATTCCAGTAGTAGCTGAAACTATTAGTAGAGTACATCAAGGGTTCAAAGCAGAAGTAGACGAACTATGGCCGGCGATATCAGAAGACATTAATCGTAAGGTAAACTTAGGAAAAACACTTTGGTTCTGTGGACACTCACTAGGAGCGGCAATGGCAACTATAATGTCAAGTCGTTGTATGCATGACGTAGAACTTAACGATCCAGTTGAGCTGTATACATTTGGCTCGCCACGTGTAGGTTGGAGAGGTTATGTTAAGAGCTTAGGTGTTGTACATCATCGCTGGAAGAACAACAATGATATTGTTACTACTGTTCCTCTTTGGGCAATGGGTTATGTTCATCACGGTGAACAACATTACCTAAATGCTTACGGCAAGTATAGAAAGCCAACTGGCTGGCAAATGTTTAAAGATAGATGTCGTGGTATGTGGATGGGTATTAAACAAGGTAAGATTGATAACTTTGGCGATCACTCAATGGTTGAATATATCAAACACATTAGTAAACTAGACTAAGAATTCTCATTACGGATAGTCTTATTGTAGTCAATTGCATGTTCTAATATTGATAGATGTTTGCCGTGCTTTTTTCCTGACACAATAAATGCACTTGTATCTTTGGGAAAGCAATGTCCTCCAAAACCACGTTCGTCTGTAATAGTTGTATGACTATCTCCAATACGTGCATCTGCTGTTATATGTTCTCTAACTGCTTCATAGTCAATACCTGCATCCTTACACAAATCATATATTTGATTAAAGAAACTAACCTTTAGTGCTAAGAAGCTATTACGAGCATATTTGGTTACAATAAGCTCTGATGCCGATGCTGTGGTAACATTAATCTTTCCCATTGCTTTAACAAACAACTCGGCCCAAAAGCCTGTGTTGCCTCCGCCTAGTAATATTGTCTTTGTGTTTTGAAAGTCTTCTAATGCTGATGCCGCACGTAGGAATTCTGGACTAAACGTAAGGCTTGTGTGAGGGAATACATGTTTCAACATATCCCATCCTTCTAAACTAATTGTACTCTTAATTAGTATTGGTACATTTGGATTGTCTTCAACAATGCAATACACATTATCCATATGACATCCGCCGTGTGATCCTTGAGGTGTACTCACGCAAACAATAATTGCGTCAGCGTGTCTTAGATCACCGTAGTGTCCTAGTGCAGGATCATATATAATTAAGTCATGATAATCTTTCAAAGCACCTTCGTGTGCTTTGCCTACAAAGCCGTAACCAGCTATTCCTATCTTCATTTTTTTCCTAGTGCCTTTAACATTAATTCTTTGTCTCTACTTTTGAGATGTTCTTCTTCCGTTACATAGTCACTACACTTTTCTAATGCATCTTCTATATACCATAGCAATTCATACAAGTCTTTTTTGCACCCCCAAGTTACGAACCCATCCATTCGAGGGTCTGACTCAGCAAAGGAGATCTTATTAATCTCCGACTTTATCATTTGCTTATCCCAATTAATCATCATACTATTAATTATAACATCACTACTACACAAGTCAAGAGAAAAGGTTGTGTCGTCGAACACAACCCTTTCAATATTAATAACCGTTTGGTACTAATATATAATGTATCATTAGCACAATGGCTACTGATGCACCTAGTCCTATCATCATCTTCTGGAAGTCTCGTGCTACCAAAGGAAACACACTCTTGAACTTCATCTTGCCTGTGAAGCTGGCAATAGCAAGTTCACGTCCTGCAAGCATACCAACAAACACCCATGTAGTTGACATAGGTATATCGTTAAGCTCTTTGAAGAAGTACAAACACAACCAATAGAACAAGTCAATCAGCGTTGCTGATCTTACGTATCTTGTGTTATGCTTTTCTAGTACAATGTTTTGTATCTTGCCGCCTCGTTCTTTAAACATAAAGAACAAGCCAATAACAAATACTATACTGACTAGGAACATTAGGTCCAGTGGAACTTGTCTTGGAAGGAACACTGCAATGTTGGCCATGTCATGTGACAACCAAGTCCACCACAAGCCTCCTGTTGCTAGCCATTGTGCTATGCGCCAATAGTTCTTGTGTTGTTCTTTGACTGGTGCTGTCTCGTCCATCCATCTGCTAATAAAGTACCAAGCAAAGTATGCGAACATTGCCGCAATACCATAGCCCATTATACTTTTCATAAGCATCTTCTCTAATACAAATGTACTTGCGAAAGCACTTAGTACTAGAAAGCTAGTTGATACAGGTACGCCAAAGCGTGTTAGTATAACAAGTATGCCTGGTGCGGCTGCGTGATACCATTG